AGGACGTCAAGGTACAGGGCCGCTTTCTTATGATTATTTTATTGAAAGATTAACAATTAGGAGTACAGTGGCTCCGTCAAAAAAGTCTTTCGCCACCAATGCATATCAAATAATATTTGATGTAACAGAACCTTTAGGTGTAGATTTAATTCCTGCATTGATAGAAGCATCACAAAGACAAGGGTATAGAGATCATCTAAGTGCAGTATACTTGTTGACTATTGATTTTGTAGGTAATGATGATGAGGGTGTACCAAAAAAGATCGGAGGCACAACAAGATACATACCTATTAGATTGTTCAAAGTTGATCTAGATGTTTCTGAGGCAGGTGGCAGATATACTATACAAGCCGCACCATACAATTATATTGAACAATTAGACTCTCATGACAAATTGCAAGAAGCAATACCTCACACTGGTACTGATGTAAAATCACTTGTACAAAACTTTTTTGATAATTTAAATGAAACAAAAACAGAATTAAAAGACGATGCAGGAGTAGTAGTAAAGCCACACCTGTATGAGTTTGATATAAGCAGTTCTTCTGCAGATATTATAAAGTCTAAATTAGGCTTTGATGATCCTGGAGCATCAGCCAATCAGGCAATAAATGTAACACCACTAGGTTCACAACAACCTAATTTGCGTAGCTCAAGAAAAGTTACAGCACAAAAAGGCACATCTATTGTTGAATACCTTACTCATGTTGTGCAAAATTCAAAATTCATGCTTGAACAATTTGATGAAAGTAATGAATCCAAAGGCGATATTGTTTCTACTATAAAAATTATGCCTAGCACCGAAATAATTGATTTAGATAATGGGGCCGGTGAACCACAATATAAATTTGTCTATGCATTAAGAGTACAACAGATTGCTGTTGAGTCAACTAATGTAGGACCTGTTAGAACTTACAATTACATATACACAGGTGAAAACAAAGATGTTTTAGATGTAGATCTTAATTATCAATTTGCATACTTTCAACCTGGAAGATATTATGATGCCTTTCAGAACAAACTTAAGAATGATGATGACAGCCTAGCTGAAGAAGGAACAGGAGGTCAAAGTCCTAGAGGTGGCTTAAAAGACGGAAGAAGAAGTTCTAAAGTTGCAAGGCCACCTATAGCACCTCAGTCAGCTGACACAGTAAATCCAGATGCACCCGCTCCGAACAGAGAAATGGCTGATGTGTTTAGAAAAATTTTAGAAGATCCATCTGCAGATTTAATTGTGGTAGATCTAGGAATATTAGGTGATCCCTATTGGATAGAACAAAAATCTATTAGACCAGGCAATAAGCAAATGACTTCGGATGGACAGACAGAACCTGATGGATCAGTATCTCCTGATGCTAACAATATTGTAATACAATTAAACGCAAGATATCCTTCAGATCTAGATGATGAGACTGGATTGATGAGATTAGACCATTCAGCATTTTTCCAAGGAAAATTTAGAGTGTTTTTGTGTGAATCCAATTTCGAAGGCGGAGTATTTCAGCAAACTTTAAGTATGACTAGATTCCGTGAACAAGAAAATGATATAAAAATGGGTGGCATAACAGACATAGCTGGAGACCTTATTGGAGGCAAAGTAGGATCATTTTTCAGTTCTGAAGATAATGTTCGTGAGTCGTTCCGTAACACATCGAATGTAATTAAGAAATCAAAAAGTGCCTTCAACGGTATCAGTGATAAACAACGCAGATACCAACAATCTTACACTGGCATAAGTGATGCACAAAAACGTACTTCGCAACTGCCTAGAATTTTTAACTTTAGAGGAAGATAATAAGTGCCTGTACACAAAAGAAGTATCAATCCGATCCAGCCTTCAATGGGAGTATATCTTGCTACGGTAACCAATACAGCAGATGTAAATTTTTCTGGTAGATTAGACGTGCAGATTCCTGCACTACAAAAAACAGATGATGCATCGGATAGGTCAGTAGAAAAGACCACATACACTGTGAGATATTGTTCACCGTTTGCCGGACAAACACCTGCACGTGACGCCAACAGTAATGGAGGTTTTGAATCAACACAAAAAGCATATGGATTTTGGGCAGTGCCACCAGATATAGGCACACAAGTTTTAGTCATGTTTGCTAATGGTAATGTTAATGAAGGCTTTTGGATTGGCTGTGTTCCAGACATGCAAATTAATCACATGGTGCCTGGTTTAGCATCTTCAGAAAAATCAATTGAACAAAGATCAGGTGGCGGTAGACCACCAAAGTTTGGCGGTATGGGAATATCAGATTTGCCAGTTGCAGAAGTTAATAGAAAAGTAGCTGAAGGCGCCTTACAAATTAACACATCATATGAAGAAGACAACAGTGCAAGTTTTAGACCAGTACATACTCATATTGCAGAAACATTATTTGCACAAGGGTTGATCAAAGATAAAATCCGTGGAGTCACATCTTCATCTGCAAGACGTGAAACTCCGTCACAAGTATTTGGAATCAGTACTCCTGGACCTATCGATCACAAAGGACAATTTGCTCCACCGAACACAGACGCAGTCAATAGACATGGTGCAGTTGGTGGTAAATTTGCACACTCTAGATTAGGTGGACATTCATTTGTAATGGATGACGGTACTCCTAGTGTGGGAGGTGAAACGCCAATTGAAAATGAATTAGTGAGGTTCAGAACACGTAAAGGTGCTCAAGTGTTATTGCATGATTCAGAGAACATGGTGTACATTATTAACAGCACAGGCACAGCATGGGTAGAACTGTCAGAAGATGGCAAGATAGACATGTATGCAGATGAGTCTTTCAGTGTACACACAATTGGCGATTTTAATTTAAGAGCAGAACGTGATATCAATATTGAAGCGGCTAGAAATATCAACATGAAAGCCACAGGACAAAACAAAAATGATGAAGAAGAAGGTGGTGAAAATGAGTTGATCAATTCATTAGTGGACATCACAACAGGTCGGATCCATATGGATGCAAAAGAAGATATTGAAATGATTGCAGAACTTGATATCAAAGCCAAAGCAGGAGTTGATATTGAAATGTTTGCTACAAAAGATGTTGCACTTAAATCTGAAGAGAACATGATATTTGAATCACAAGACAATATGCAATTACAATCAAGAAAGAATTTTACATTGTATGTACAAAATTTTGCAGAGATTGAAATAGGCCATCCTGCTGAAGAACCTCCTGAAGACAGTACTGGTGTAGGGACGCTACAGCTTAGAGTAAAAAATAATTTTAACAAGTTTGTAGGTAATGATAGTAACAGTTATGTTGGCCAAGACAATATACTAGAGGTAGTAAGAAATAATAAAGTGTTTGCCAAAGTTGATCATCTAGTAAACACAGACGGCGAAATACATTTTAACACTTCAGGAAAGGTTGCCGAAGGTGTGGTTGGACCTAATATTGTAGTAGCTAATGTTGTTGGCGACAAAGGTGAACGTGTTCCTTCCGATGTAGTTGTTCAATTGGATACATTTGAAAATCTTATTACTCCGGATCCTATTGATCCTGCAGAGACACCTGGTATAAAAAGACAATCTATTATGAAACGTGTACCAACAGCAGAACCGTATGCAGAACATGAAAACGTAAGAAAAGTAGTAAATGAAGCAGGAGAAGTTGAAGAAGATTTATCAGGAATAGTTGCTACAGATAGAGAATTAACTGATAAAAGAGTTGCCGCCGCAGATGATGGCGTAGGTGGAGGACCTATGGGTGGTCCGGGTGCTGGAACTACTGTAGGCCAAGGTGGATTAGGTGGTGCAACAGGAGTAGGCGGAATAGGTCCAGTAGGTTCACAAGGACCTTTAGGTGCTATCAAAGGTGCCGCAGGCAGTGTTTCGAGTGCTGTGTCGTCAGCAACAAGTGTATTGTCCGTATCACCTGGAGGATTTATAAGTGATGCTCAAAAGAAAGTGGGCGGTACGTTACCAACAAGCGGCGGACAATTCAGTTCGAGTGGTTCGGCATTTGGTAAGGACGGTACCTCAGCATATAATAAGTTTAGGAGAAAATAATGGCACATAAATTTGTAGTAAAGATAGGTTCCGATCTGCATGAATACACAAACTATGATGATATTCCTAATAAAATTGATCATGTTATTAGTTTTTTGCCTGAGATTCCGCCAGAGCCACACACTGATGAACAACATGCAGAAATAGACAAATGGCCGGGAAGATTAAAAGAATTACAGGAGCGATGCGATGGCGGCGATAACTAGAATCGGTGATGCTGATGTGGCGCACTGTTCAGGCATGACTAGAGCTGCCGGGTCCACTGATGTGTTTGTGAATAACATAGGCATATCAAGACAAGATGACAATAACACCTCACACCTATTACCACCTGTGCCATGTCCTTCTCATGCCGCTCCTATCACTACAGGATCTACCACTGTATTCATAAATGGAAAAGGCTGTGGCAGAGTTGGCGATGGAATAACCGGTTGTACATCTGTTGCGGCAGGATCATCGGACACCTTTGCAGGAGGATAAATATCTGTATGTCACAAGATCAAAATGTATGTAAAAAATGTAATACACCATCACATTGTACAGGTGAATCACCTCGTATGAAAGAATATGCTATGTCTGGCGGCACTGATGCTGATAGATGTTATACATGTGATTGTGCAGATTGCGATGATTCAAATTTAATTAGACCTTAATCATGGCAGTAAAAAACTTTAATGACGTAAATCCTACCAAAGAAGGCGTTGCAAACACAAGACTATTCCGCGGCCATAGTTCAGTAGGCAGAGATTTTGCAGATTCAAAACTGTACGACATAGAACTAGTTAAACAAGACATACTCAACCACTTCAACATTCTTAAAGGTGAAAAACTGGAAAATCCTAATTTTGGAACAAATATTTGGTTATATTTGATGGATCCATTGGATGATGAAACAAGAAATGCTGTAATAGAAGACGTTGAAGAAATTGTTGCTTATGATCCTAGAGTAGAGATGGACAGCATAGAAGTCAATGATTATGAACAAGGATTGCAAGTAAAAGTATCTATTTTATACACAGGATATGGATTAGGCGAATCTATGGATTTATTATTTGACTCACAGCAAGGATTATTAGCAGGTCCGTCGCAAATTTATTCTGCTTACTAGTTCATCATAAACTCAGCACTTTTTTAAAACTATAAATATTATTATGCCATCTAACGATAGACAAAACTCTCTGCTTGTAAATGATACCTGGCAGAAAATATACAGAACGTTTTCACAAGCGAACTTTAAATCGTACGATTTTGATACCATTAGACGTACACTAATTGACTATCTTAGACTAAATTATTCAGAGTCGTTCAATGACTATATTGAGTCCTCAGAATATCTTGCACTTATTGATTTGATCTCATATGTTGCACAATCTATTTCATACAGAGTTGATTTAAATGCAAGAGAAAACTTTATTGATCTTGCTGAACGTAAAGAATCAGTATTGAGATTAGCAAGGTTAATATCATTTCAGCCAAAGAGGAATATTGCAGGATCAGGACAATTAAAAATTACTTCGATTACAACAACTGAATCAGTGGTAGATGCAAACGGCAACGATATATCAAACACACCGATACTATGGAACGATGTAACTAACAGTGCCTGGCAAGAACAATTTAATGCTGTATTAAATTCAGCACTACCAAGAGCACAAACAATCGGCAAACCACAAGCAACTGGCACAGTGGGCGGAATTACAACAGATCAATACAGATTAAATTCTAGTAATATTGGTTTGCCATCACAATCATTCTCACGTAATATCAACGGCCTTGCTATGGATTTTGAAATAGTTCCTGTTGCCCTTGATGAAGGATTTGTAGTTGAAGAAAATCCAGTGCCCGGGAATTCACTTTCATTCATTTACAAAAACGATGGTAGAGGATTCAGTTCAAATTCAACAGGGTATTTCTTTACATTTAAACAAGGTGAAATGAACAGCACAGACTTTACAATTGATTCACAACTGCCAAACACGATAGTCAGTGTTGAAGAAAACGGAATCAATAACGATGATGTGTTTTTATTCAAGACAGATCAAAACGGACTATTGGAACAAGCATGGACAAAAGTTCCTGCAATCACAGGAAACAATGTAATTTACAATAGTCTCGCAAATAATATTACAGAACAATATGCGGTAGTAACAAAAACAAATGATCAAATTGACTTAGTATTTTCAGACGGAACATACGGCACAATGCCTGTTGGTAACTTCCGTGTGTATTACAGACAGAGCAATGGATTAAGTTATAGAATTCAAACTTCCGATATGCAAAATGTTTCATTTGATGTTGAATATGTTTCACGTAATAATCAAATCAACACATTAACTGTGACAGCATCACTGACAAGCACAGTGACTAATGCGGCACAATCACAAAGTATCTTTGATATTAAAACACAAGCACCGCAAGTTTATTATGCAAACAATAGAATGATTACTCCTGAAGATTATCAAATTATTCCGCTTACACAGAATCCTTCATTAGCAAAAGCAAGATCACAAGTAAGAGCAATAAGTGGTACATCAAGATTTTTAGATGTTACAGATCCTACAGGGGTTTATTCAGAAACAGATATTGTTGCAGATGATGGTATCTTGTATAGAGACATTGTGACAGAATCATTTGATTTTTCATTTACTACTAGAGATGATGCTCGTAAAGTTGTTACAAGTTCTGTCGCAGATTTGTTTGAATCAAGTGCGGTAAAACAATTTTACTACGATAATTTTGCCAGACCCCAAATTGCTGGATTGAAGACATGGTACAAATCAACACAAACATTGAATCAGGTTACAGGATATTTCACAGAACAAGGGGATGATTCAAGTGTGTTAGCAGTTGGAACATCTAGTATCTCTAATCTATCTTTTATCACTGCTGGAGCATTGTTAAAATTTGAACCAACATCAGGAAATCATTTCATGACTGAATTAGGTACACAGATGACAGGCACAGCAGGACATCCTGGAAGTGCTGAAATAATGTGGACAAAAGTTGTGAGTGTAGATGGTGATGGATCAAATGGTGGACAAGGAAATTTAGCAGATGGCACAGGCCCGATTATATTATCAGATCTAATTCCTACAGACGCAGAAATTAAAGAAATTATTCCAACATACATTGATTCTATTTCAAGTGAATTAGAAACAGCAATCATTGACAAAATTGTTGCATTCAAAAACTTTGGATTAGGATATAACAATACAACAAGAGTTTGGTATGTAATTGATGAAGAAGATTTAAACACAGGTGATTTTGATCTTACCAACGGGCAAGATAAAACAGGTGCTGGACTAGATGCTTCTTGGATGATAAGATTTTCAACAAATGGTTTGACATACACAGTGTACAACAGAGCAACGCAATATATTTTCCAAAGTTTTTCACGTAACAAATTTTATTTTGATGAATCAGTAAAAGCAATTGATCCTGAAACTGGATTAGTAATTAAAGATTCAGTAACAATTTTAAAGTCTAATACAAAACCTGATTTTGTATCTAATTTAACATTTGATTATAAATGGCAAATTGTTAAAAATATTATGGGTGCAGATGGGTATTCTGATACAAGAAAATTACAAGTAGGATTATTTGATGGTGATGATGACGGAGTTGTTGATAATCCGGACTTGTTCAAACTTATTGTATCTCCCACAACCGATATAAGTGAAAAATATGTTTATTTTCAAACAGTTACAGTAAACGGATTTGAGCAACTTAATCCTGTAAACACAACCGAGTTTGTAACTGTGTCGACTGAAGCGGATATTACAAATCCTAGCATATATGCTGATGGACAAAAATTTTATTTCTTTACAGATGATGAATTTAAAACTTATAGTTCAGCAACAAGAGTGTTAGAATCATTGACTGGCTACACAGCAAAATTAGGTAGACAAAGTTTAATCTACAAATACAATCATGGTGCTCCTAGAGATAGACGATTAGATCCATCTGTGAGTAATATTATTGACTGTTATGTGATGACTAAATCATATGATACAGATTTCCGTGCATGGTTAAACAACAATCAACTTACAGCAAAACCTGCCTCACCAACAGTGTCAGAATTGAACACAACATATCTTCCAACATTGAATCAATTAAAAAGTGTAAGTGATACAATTATTTTCAATCCAGGCGAATATGTTTTACTGTTTGGAAAAGGTGCTGAATCTTCTTTACAGGCAACATTCAAGGTGGTAAAAAATCAATCCACAGCAGTTTCGGACAATCAGATTAAATCAAATTTAATTGAAGCAATCAATGGTTACTTCTCAGTGTCATTATGGGATTTTGGTGATACATTTTACTTCACAGAATTAGCCGCATACTTGCATAATACTCTTGCACCAGATGTGTTAAGTGTAGTCATTGTACCGTCAAGTGCTACAACATCATTTGGTTCGTTATTTGAAATCACAGTTGACGGTCATCAATTACCTATTTCATCGGCCACAGTTGATAATGTTCAAATTATTTCTTCAAATACAGCAGAACAATTGAAGGCAACAGGTACAGTAGTGTCATCAACAGTAGGAGCAACTGGTACAAGCACTAATGCTACAACTGGTGTCAACTCTACAATATCATCGTCGGTCAGCTCTACAATATCATCAGGATCATCAGGCTCAGGATATTACTAAGATGGGTAAGAGCACACGCAAATCGCAAACTCTACTACCTGAAGTCTTCCAAACCACAAAAAATAAAGACTTTCTAACAGCAACGCTTGACCAGTTAACTGAGCCAGCAAAGTTACAAAAATTATCTCAATACATTGGGCATACAACTCTTCCTTCTTACAAGTCAACGGACGCATACGTACCAGAACTTACAGATGACAGAACAAATTAT